TCGATATTTCATATGACTTTAAGTTATATAGAAAATTTGATGATGAAGGAGTATCATTACGTTCATTTTGTACAAATAACAATGCTGCTTATGTTGCTGTAGAAGAAACATATGGAGATCACAGTTACAATGGTCACGCTAAAAAAGATGAAGCATATAGAAACAATATGACTAACTTTGGTATTTTAATGGAAATTAATGGTATTGAAGATCCATTTGAATGGTCAAGAGAAGTTGTCAATAAATGTCAACTCCATAATACAGGATTATATTACTCCCCTTCACGTAAACCATCTACTACATCTGAAGGAACTTTAGTATCATCATATCATATGGTTGATTCTGATTTATTATTTGAGGTAAGAGAAGCTTTTAGAGGATATTTTCAATACATAGAAGATTTTATCGAGGATATGAAGAAAGTATTCCCAACATTGGGAGATGATTGGGGCATGTATATTCCTGAGGTAAAATATTTGTCACCTGAGGTAAAAGTAGATTATAATAACCTTAGTCTAATCGATTACCCTAACGTACATTTCGTAGGTGATGCTTTAAGCGCACGTGGTATTACAGTATCAGGAGCTCAAGCAATTTATGTAGCAGAAAATTTATTAAAATAAAAGTTATGAAAATAGGATTTTGTGGAACAATGTCAGTTGGTAAAACAACATTAGTTAACGCTTTAAGAGAATTACCTGAATTTGCAGAATATGAATTCAGAACAGAGCGTTCAAAATATTTACGTGATTTAGGTATTCCATTAAATACTGACTCAACATTGAAAGGTCAATTTGTATTTTTGGCTGAACGTTCAAGTGAATTATATGTAGATAATGTAGTTACTGATCGCACTGTTATTGATGTAATGGCATTTACGCGTTTAGCTAATTCAATTCCGTATTATATAGGTGATACGTTAAACGAAGTTGCTTCTCATTTACTGCGCGAGTATGACTATATTTTCTACGTTTCACCTAATGGTGTTGAATTAGAGGATAATGGGGTTCGTACCATAGATGCAGAATATCGAATGGAAATTGATCAAGAGATTTGTAAAATTATTGAAAAATATAAAACTAAAATTCCTCATTTTGCTAGACTATCAGGTACTACCGAGGAAAGGATTAAAAAATTGAAACAAGTAATGGGTCTCTAATATTTATCAATAAAATATAATATGAAAAAATCTCGTTTACTCGAAATCATACGTGAAGAAATTGGTGCTGTTTTAAGTGAAGTAGGCCAATCTCCCGAAGAAGCAAAAGCTACAAATCTAGCAATTCAAGCTGAAAAAGCAAAAATTGCGGCTGCACAAAAACAACTTCAACAACTCCAAAAAACAGGTGTATCTGAAGCTGAAGACCTAAATGAAGTTCCTGATTTTGGTGGTCGATTTGATCAAAAAGTAGCAGCCAAATATGGTGAAGAAGATACATTAGAAGCAGCTATGGAAAAAGTTGTTAACAGAACTCTTTCAGATAGAGGAATATCTAAAGCAGATGTAGCTAAGATGGATAAAAATGATTTAAAAGATCTTTTAAGAACTATTCGCCAACAAATTTCTGGTAAAGGACAAATTCCTGCTGTTGCTCAAGCTTTGAAAAAACAAATAGAATTTGATGATTCTGGAAGTAAATTACAAGACAACCAAACAAATAATGCTATCCTAAAAGCCTTAGGTTTAATTACCCCAAAACCCCGTGGTAGAAAAGCAGACCCAAACAAACCAGAAAAACCAGCTTCTACAGGTAAAAAAGGAAGACCAGCAGGTGCACCTAAAGCAGAAAAAGTAGCTACTCGTACACCTGGAGATGATGGATTTGATAAAGTAGAATATTCTGATTCTGAAGATATTGAAACAACTCAAGCTCCAGCAGGTGATGCTGAAATGGAAAAAGCTGCTAGAGGAAGAGATGAGTTGACTAAACAATATAGAGGTGTTATGGATGCTTATAAAAAGATGAAAGCAGAAGAAGGTGATCAAGCCGCTTTAGAGTATCTAAAAACTAAACAAAATATTGTTAAAGCTTATAAAAAAGCTCAAACAGTTAACGTTTAATGATCCAAAATAAAACATTCCAACTAAAGTTATCCCATCTTATCATAGGTGGGATACTTTTATTGTTACTAGTATTTTTAGTTAAATGTAAACCAACACCTACTACAACAAACAAATACGATAAACAGAAAAAGGAAATTGAAGCGTTGAAATCCAACATTGCATTACTCAAAGTAGGTCAACAAGCTTTAAATAAACAACTCGAACAACAAGATCAAATTGTTGATTCATTGAATATAGAAATTAAATTAACAGAACAAGAGCTACAAACAACACGCACATATTATGGCAACAAAATTAAAGATCTTACTAGTGCTTCTAATTCTGAGCTCGAAGAGTTTTTCACAGACCGTTATAGATAAAATTTGTTTTTCACACGATAAAGCACGAGCTATTGCAATCGACCTTACACGAGGCGATTCAGCCATTGCTGAATTAAAAGTTGTAAATAAAATGGTATGGCAGTTGAATGAAAAAATTGACGCCAAGGATAGCACAATTAATATTTACATAGCTAAAGAAAAAAATTATCTTAAGCAAGTAGCAGATTACGAAAAAATTGTTACTGTGCAAGATACAATAATCAAAGGTCTTGAACAAGACGTAACTGATCTTACCAATAGAAATACTAATCTAAAGAAAGGACTTAAATGGTTAGGTGGAGGATTCGTGTCTTCCATACTTGTTATTCTTACATTGGTGGCAGTTAAATAATGGAAGAAAAAAGTTTAAAACAAGCCGTCCGCGAGGAGTATATAAAGTGTGCCCAATCACCGGCATATTTTATGAAAAAATACTGCCAGATCCAGCATCCAAAGCGTGGACGAGTACCTTTTAACCTTTACCCATTTCAAGAAAAAGTACTTACTCTATTCCAAGAGAATCCCTATTCAATAGTCCTTAAATCTCGCCAGTTAGGTATCTCAACATTAGCAGCAGGTTATTCATTATGGATGATGATCTTCCACGAAGACAAAAACATCCTTTGTATCGCAACAAAACAGGAAACTGCCAAAAACATGGTTACCAAGGTAAAATTCATGTATGAAAGCTTACCTTCCTGGCTTAAATTTTCAAACAAACCTGACGAGGCAAATAAATTAACACTTCGACTGCCAAACGGATCTCAAATTAAAGCGGTTGGTGCATCAGCAGATGCCGGTCGATCAGAAGCCGTTTCTTTGTTGATTATAGATGAGGCCGCCTTCATTCACAATATTGGTGAGATTTGGGCCTCAGCTCAACAAACCTTAGCTACTGGTGGTGGATGTATTGCTTTATCTACACCCTATGGTACAGGTAACTGGTTTCATCAAACATGGGTTTCCGCAGAAATGGGAGACAATAGTTTCTTACCTATTAGATTACCTTGGGAAGTACACCCTGAACGAGATCAAACATGGAGAGATCAACAAGATAAAGATTTAGGACCTAGAATGGCAGCACAGGAATGTGACTGTGACTTTACAACATCTGGTGATACAGTATTTACACCAGAAGATATTACTTTTTACGAACAATTTCACGTGAAAGAACCTCTAGAAAAACGGGGTATTGATCAAAACCTATGGATTTGGGAACCAGCGGATTATTCGAGGAGTTATCTGATCGTAGCTGATGTAGCTCGTGGCGATGGCAAGGATTATTCGGCGTTTCACATTTTTGATGTTGAAACCTTCACTCAGGTAGGTGAATATAAGGGCCAAATTAACACAAAAGATTACGGAAACTTGTTAGCAAGCATTGCAACGGAATATAATAATGCATTGCTAGCAGTCGAAAATCAAAGCGTAGGTTGGTCAACTGTACAAACCGTTTTAGACAGAGGTTATCAAAATTTCTATTACTCACCAAAAGGTGGTACAAATAATGTAGATTCTTTCTTTGATCCATATATGGACCATAGCAAAATGACCCCAGGTTTTACAATGTCAAACACTACTCGTCCTATAGCAATTGGTAAATTCCAAGAAGCTGTTATGGATAAAGGAGTTGTTTT